ATCTTGTAATTTAACACTATTAGTTACAGGATATGCAAGGTCTACAGCTAATTTAGCAGTCAAAACATCTACAAACATAGAATCGAATTGTGCTGTATCTGTAACCCTAGCTATGTAAAGAATTTTAGCTGTGCTTTCATTAGTAAGCAGAACCCTACCTTGTGAAGGATAGTGTTCGATTTTAAAAATATAATCTTTATATTGCATTTCTAAAACCCTTAAACAATACGGATCATTTGGTAATGCATATTGGTAAGCATATTCGTATGCAGGTGTATCTGAAAGTTGTGCTAAAGTTGCCCGTGTTACGGCAAAATTCCAAGGATGTGATCTTAAAACTAGATCACGAGATGGTACATAAAAAGAATTACATAATCTTGCTCTTTCTGTATCATCTGTAAGTGCTGTAATCGGGTCATCGCCCAATCTACGTAAAGCATTTGAGCAAATAGAAACTTCTGTTGCCATAATTCCTTATAATATCAAAAGGGCGACCATAATTCAATATGTATCGCCCTTTATTTCTTTTTCGTATTTAGATTAGTCGATAGTATACTTTACGACAATCGTAATGTCACCAGCGATGGCAGTTCCTGTTGCCGACATAGTAACAGCGATACGTAAAGGAACTTTCGGATCTTCTGAAAGTCCTCCATCTTCCCAAACAAAATTAGCCATAGCATTAATGTCACGAGTTTCTGCAAGTAATTCAACTGGTTCTTTTACTGCTGCTCTAAAAGCCTGAGAATCAGTAACGTAGCAATCTTCATCAATTACAGCAGCGGCTGCTGTAGTAGTGCCGCTGATCGTATAGGCCTGTGGGCCATTATATAAGCCGACATTGAAGGTACTAGCCCCACTATTTAAATCGTCATTATATATCATTAAACTAACTATTTTAGCATTTGATGGTACTTGACCTAAAATGATAATATCATCATCATCAAGATCACCTGTACCAACAGCAATGGTATCCATCCAAACACGCAGTTTTCCTCCTGCACTAGCCGCTTCTAGAGTAGTTCTAGGCGTAGCGTCAAGATTTGTTATTTCAACACTTTTAACTGTTGCCATATTATATCTCCTTATTCGTTAGCAGCTATCTCTACCATCTTTTCTTCTTCGATACGAGTTGCACCGATTGTCATAGATAGAAATACCTGTGTTGCATAGTTCTTATCAGCACGTTCAGATATTTTTGTAGTTATATCTGCTCCTACTGCAAGTCCTATTGCTGATTTTGTAAACGCTAAACATTGTCGAGATGGTGTACTGTCTTGTCCTAATCGTTGTGACTGAATAAATTTAAAACCTAAATAGGTATCAATTTGTCCAGCAGCTAACGCTTTTACAGTAGCATAATCGGATGAAGTGACTTGTGTTACAGTCAACAGATCAGCAATCTGACCTGCCGCACATACCACGAATCTTTGTTCATCTGGATCAACATCTGCTGCATCTAATACTTCTTTAGCACTTAAAAGTTTTGCTAAAGTTAGACCGCCAGAAGCGTGTACTACTTTTTGACCTGATGGTAAAGAAACGGATGTTCCACCCGCAACTCCACTATAAGCCGTTCCAGTAGCCGCAGCAATGATTGCATCATCCATAGCACGACCCATAGCCCACGCACCAGCAAGTGCATATTCAGACGTTGGGGAAATTAATAGTCTAACTTTATCTTCGTTATCTATTAAATCTGCCCAGTCGTAATCGTCAAGTGATACTTTTCTTCTAGAGTGGGGTGTATCCATTCTAGGTGTATCAGAATGTCGAGAAGAACGCTTCTGTGCTGCTGTTGAGCCGATTCTTTCAAAAAAGTGTGCTTTACCAGTAACTGTTTCAGTTCGGACAGCATCTCTTAATCGAGAACCTTTTTGTTGAGCTAGGTGTAATACATTTGCTTTGTACTGTTCAACGAAAGCCGTTGTTATTTGTACAGACATATTATCTCCATAGTTTTACAAAGTTGAAGAATAGGGGTCGAATAGCACAATGCTGATTCAACATATTCCATTAAATCGGCTTTTGTCCTTTCGGGAAACCTTATCGTAAGACGATACGATCAATCGAATGTTTAAAGCCGATTATGGCTACCTATTCGTTCTCCTATGAAGGGCGAATTTTGATACAACAATTATAACAGATAATTTATTTAATTACCATACACTTTTTCATGTAATTGTCTTACTTGTTCTACAGCATTTCTATGTTCTGGATGCCCAGCATTATGATAAGGATGTTTTGCATCTGAATATATCTTTTGAATATCTCCTTTAGCATCTATTGGTGAAACAGCTAATTTATTATTTTGTGTATTTTTAGCCATTTCTTCCGTTATATCCTCACCTAAACGTGCAAATAACTTGACAACAGATGGATGATTACCTGCTTCGGTATCTAAAAGTTCCATCAATTCGTTATCTGCATATACAGACATTGCTCGTCTTGCTGATCTAACCTTATTATCATAGTCATAACCCCATTCTTTATGCAATGCTTCTTCTGTACTTTTCTTTCCTAAAGTCATTTCTGAATTACGTCTTTGATTTTCAAAATCAACAGATTTGACTTGAAAGTCTATCAATGCTTTAGCTTGATCGTTATTTAACCCAATTTGATGGGCAACATTCTTAAATTGTTTAACAGATTCTTCATTAAAAAATTTAGAGTGTGTTTCAGGAATAGCGAAATTATACTTTTCAGAAGTTTCGGGTCTACCTAACTTTGTATATAATTCAGCCCTTTCTTCATCTGTTTTTGGTATAGGTATTCTACTCCCTATCATTTTTTGCTGGTGAACTAGTGTAGTAGCCGCAGATTCTAAATCTTTAATATTTTGAATTGTTGGATTATTTTTCAATTCATCATTTAAAGATGATCTCCAGTCTTGATTTTCACTAGCACCAGACCCAAGTATAGGTGTTTCCTGTACTGGGTTGTCTTGTACTGTGGTCGTTTGTTCATCAGCCATTTTTTTTCTCCTCTAGTAGATTGATAATACGAATGATTACCGATCTTTGTCCTTCTCGATAAGCCATTTCGTTGGAATCCTTTGAAAAAGAACTCCGTTTATAATAAGCTGACTTTAAATCAGCTATTACTCTTTCTCCTTCTTTAGAGCCAAAAGTAATTCCATAATCTCTTTTTAAATCTTTAATTTGCTTTTCAAAATCAGGTGCTGCCATTTTGTAATCTATATTTTTTATCCCAAATTTCTTTTTGTGTCAAATCTACTTCATCTTCTTTTCGTTTATTTCGAGAATCAATCTTATCCACATCTATCATTTCAACTAGAGCATACCGACACACTTTAGGGGTCATTTCTCTCCAAGGCCCTGTTGCTCCCCATTGAAAATGTAATAAATAACGTGGTTCATCATAGATTTCTAATCTTGAAATATCAAAATCAGATAAGACACCAGCAAAACTTTCGTTACCTTTATTATCGTTCCATCCCATTTATTGAATTGATCCCGATCCATTTGAATTACCAGGGTCAAAAGGTGGTTTAACAACTGCGATTGTATTTAATAAATGTCTTAATTCTTCACGAAGTTCACCATCCGTTTTTCTTCCTGTTACATCTTCAATTTTAGTAATTGTTTGATAACCAGAACGATCTAATAAACTATTAACTGCACCTAGTTGAACCGAAGCTGATATTTTAGGATTTGAAATTAAATCTTTTAATTTATCTACAGCTAAAGGTACGTGACTACTCATTAATTTTTTAGTAGCTTCATCTATTTCGTGACTTAATTGTTTTTTAAGATTATGCCCTTGTTGTTCTGCTGTAGCTTCTGAATAACCTGCCTTGATTGCAGATTGCTTTGCATTTCCTGTTTGTGAAAAATTTTCAATAAATGCTTGTTGCATTTCCGTTAATGATTTCATTATACTAGACCTTGTTGTTCGGCTTGTGCTACTGCTTCTTCCATACCTTCTTTAGTTTCGGGTTTAGACATTTCTGTCATAGCTTTACCTTGTGATAATGCTGTATCAGCTTGTTGCTGTGCCATCGCTTGTTCTTGTGCTTGTTGTTGTGCTGCTGCTCTTTGTTCTCTTATTTCTGCTACTTCATCTTCACCACGTAAAACTGTTTTAGGAACTCCGAGTAATGTTGCTCTCATTCTAATCGCTTGTTCGTGATTAATAACATCCATAACAGTAGGATCAACTTGAACCACTTGCATTGCTAATTGATATAATCTTTCAACTGCTATTGCTTCTTCCATTCTTTGAGAACGTGCTAAAGGCCCAACATATTCTATATCCATATTCATACCTTCCATTTCAGAAGGTCTAGGTGTTAAAGCATCTGAACGTAACATAATTCCAAATACTCTTTCGATTAATGGATTTAAAAATTCAGTTTGAAATCTTCCTAATGTTGGCCCTAATAATCTTTGCATCAATTCATATCTAACTTGAACTTCTGTTGCCGTCATTTGTGGGCCTTCTTGTAATTGTAATTGATCTGAATAGTATGCTTGTCTAATTGCTGTTCTTAATTGATTTTCTTTTAAATCTGTTATTTGCCAATTCGATCCAATTTGTAATGGTTTAATTGCTGTATCACTTCTAACAACTGTAATTCCAGCAGGTGTCATTCTAACTCTACCTATTACTCCATCATCAGTAACTAACAATGGTGGATCAATAGCTTTTGCCCACGCCTTTAATCCAATCTCTACAGCTTTATTTAAAGTTTTAATATCGGGTAATGCGTTATATGAAGGTGATCTTCCAAAAATTTCACCTGTTGCTTTAGACCATCTTGGAACTAAATATGGAAATTCATTATAACCTCCAACTCTAACAACCATTTTATCTTCAAAACAAACGTGACAAGAATGAAATGGTAATTTAGTTTTAGATTTCATTCCTACTGATCTTTCATAATCTGGTGTAGGTTCTACAGCGTGAATAAAATTGAATTGTGTATCGGGTTTTGCTTTGACAGCTTCTTTGATTTTTGTTCCTACGTTATCTTCGCCAAATTCCTGTACTGCTTGTCGTGCAGTCATTTTATATTTTCTATAAAGTGTATCTACTCTACCTGTAGAATTTTCTTGAATAAAATATTGGAGTGATTTCAGGGTTGAATATTTGCCGTCACTTCCAATAATATTTATTGGGTTTTTAATAAGTTCGTGAATGTTGCCCAATTTATTCAGAGCTAAATTTATTCTCTTTAAATCAAGATTGATTCTACGACTATACTGCTTCTGAAGTTTTTTGTAGAGAAGTTGGAATTTGTTCTTCTGGAATATCTGATGTTGAGTCTTTTTTATCAAGCGATACTTCCTTTTTCAAAATTATAGAACCTAGTTTAACTAGAGTGTCCTTTAATTCTTTTCTATTTTCAAGGGTCATATCCGCTAGGCCACTTTTTATTACACTCGATGCCATACCAAAGTCTTCGGGGATTTGATCCAGGCTTTTCAGAATATTAGCGGTAACCCTTTTTCCAGAAAAAAGTAAATTCTCAACATATTTTGACTCAATAATAATAAAGTCGTGCATAAAAAAGCTCGATCCAAAAGTGCCGCCCGCAACAGCCCGAGCAGCAATTGCGAAAGTTGGAATTCCTGCTTTTTTAATTTCGTTCATTGCAATTATAGATTTAGGCATACCCGCAAGTCCAGTTACTCCCGTATGAACATCAATGCCAGAGCTCTGATATATTACGATCCACATATCCACTTTTTCTCGAATGGCACAATCAGCAGCTTTTAAAAAATGTTCGTTTTCAGCAGGTCCAAAACGACCTGCGCCAAATTTTGGATTAAATACTACTACCACAGAACGGAGATTCTGTATAAATCCCGAAGCACAAAGTAGAGCTGTTTTTTGACCCGTAACTTTTCTATATTTTTTAATTTTATCGATATATTTATATTTTTCTCCTACTTCGAATTGTAAAGGGTCAGGATTAATATTGTCCGGGGCTTCTATAATTTCATAAGTTGAGTCAAATAAGTTGTCCAAACGGAATTTTGGTGGGCAATCAAAATGGTA